CCGATCACAAGCAGGCCCACGCCGACATCGCCGGCCGCCTGGATCGGGGTGAGGCCCGGTTTGCCAATGTGGAGAGCCACCTGGCATACCTGCCCACGGCCCGGGACCTCCAGGACGTGCGCGAGACCATGTCCGCCCTGCGAGCCGAGATGGCCGCCGTGCGGGAGACACACGTCTGGATCCGGGAACAGGTGCAGCTGTTGGTCCGGCATGAGCTGAACGAGGGGTCCGACCGATGACGTCGTTCCGTGACCAGTGGATCGCACACGTGCGGCTGGCCATGCTGATCGTGCTGGCGAAGGCGTCTCCCGATGCCCTGCGGCGCGCTCACGTCCTGTGGGCACTGGCGGAAATGCCCGGGCGGGGGGCCAATGTCAGTCTCCTGGCCGAGGTGCTGAACCTGCCCCGGGCCACGGTCGTCGACGATCTGGCCTGGCTGTCCGATCAGGGACTCGTGCGGCGCACCCGCGAACGCGGCGTGCTGGGCGCCATGCTGCTGACCCCGGGTGTGGAGGTGGCCCAGGGCTTGGAGACCGTGGACGGCGTCGCGCCGCCGGCGGGGAGTGCCGAGGACATCCAGGCCGCGCTCGCGGCCGTGGCGCTCCAGGTCACCGTATCGGACGTGACCGACCAACTCACGTGGCTGCATGAACGGGACCTCGTGGATGCGCGCCACACCATCACGGCGCGCGGCCGGCTGGTGGCACAGGGGCGCGAGACGGTGCCGGGCATTCACGCGCCGTCGCCCGAGACCGTCATGCGCCTGGCCGGCGCGGGTGCCCGCGCCATCCTGGGGGGCTGACATGGCCCACGATCCGGAGACGCGCCAGGCCGCCCGGTCCGCCTATGTGTTCCAGCGCATGAGCCTGGAGGGCGCGGCCGATCACCTGGACATCGGCGTCGCCACGGTGCGGCGCTGGCGCACACAGGCGGCGGCGTCGGGCGACGATTGGGATCGGGCGCGCGCCGCCGCCAGCCTGTCGTCCGAAGGCGCCGGCACGATCGCCCAGCTCGTCCTCTCCGACTTCCTGACCCTGTACCAGGCCACCGTCGCGGACCTGCGCGACAACCCGGAGATCCCGGCCATGGACCGGGCCGAGGCGCTGTCGCGTCTGTCGGATGCCTTCACCAAGACGATGAACGCGGTGGCCAAGGCGAGCCCCGATCTGGCGCGCTACGCCGTCGCGACGGAGCTGCTGCGCGATCTGGCCGGCTTCACCCGCGAGCACTACCCCGAGCACGTCGAGGCCATGTTGGAGCTGCTGGAGCCGTTCGCCACCCACGTCGCCAAGAAGTACGGGTGACGCATGGCCCGGCGCCCGGTCAACCGCTATGGCAGCGCGGACTTCCTGGACGAGATCCGGGACTTCACACAGACCCTGCGCGACGAGATCGCCCAGGCGTCGGAGCTGGGGGACTTCGACCGCCGGCCGGCCGCGACCAAGACCCGCCGCGCCAAAACGACCGCCGATTTCGGCGCCTTCTGCCGGACGTATTTCCCGCATCGGGGCCGGGCCGAACCCTCCGCCTTCCACCGCTGGATCTTCCGCCGCGCCGGCGAGATCGCCGACGGCCCCGGCGGCGCGCGGGAAGTCGTGGCCGCACCGAGGGGCAACGCCAAGAGCACCTATTGGACCGAATTGTTTCCGTTGTGGTGCCTGCTGACCCGCCGGCGCCGGTACGTGCTGATCCTGTCGGACGCGATCGAGGTTGCCGCGATGATGCTGGAAGGCATCAAGACGGAACTGGAGGTCAACCCGCGCCTGGCGCACGACTTCCCGCAGGCGGTCGGCCAGGGGCCGACGTGGCAGGTGGGCGTGATCGTCACCGCCGGCGGCGCCAAGGTGCAGGCCGGGGGTGCGGGCAAGCGCATCCGAGGCGCCCGGCACGGCAGCCAAAGACCCGATTTAGCGGTGCTAGACGACATCGAGAACGACGAGAACGTCCGCAGCCCCGAGCAACGCGACAAGCGCGAGACATGGGTGGATCGGGCGGTGGAACCGATCGGCCCGCCCGACGGATCCATGGACCTGATCTACGTCGGCACCGTGCTGCACGTGGACGGCGTGCTGAGCCGGAAGCTGGCGAACCCGATGTGGCGGGCGACGCATTTCCGGGCGGTGATCCGCTGGCCCGACCGCATGGACCTGTGGGACCAGTGGGAGGGTGTTCTCCACAACGAGGGCCAGGACGCGGCGGCCGAGTTCCTGGACACACACCGGGCGGACATGATGGCCGGCGCCGAGGTGCTGTGGCCGGAGGTGCAGCCGTTCGACCGGCTGATGACGATCCGCGCCCGCATCGGCCGGGCGGCGTTTTCCAGCGAGTATCAGAACGATCCGACCGCCGAGGATGCCACGTTTGACCAGGTCCAATACTGGACCGACCGGGCCGCCATCGGGCGGACGTGGCTGTACTACGGCGCCTGCGATCCATCGTTGGGTAAGAACAACCGGTCCCGCGATCCCTCCGCGCTGCTGGTGGGCGCGAAGGACGAAAGGTCCGGCCGCTTGTGGGTGGTCGAGGCCCAGATCCGCAGACGGGTGCCGGACAAGATCATCACCGACGTAATCGCCCTTCAACGGGCCTACAAATGCGTCCGCTGGGCGGTCGAGGCCGTGCAGTTCCAGGAGTTCTTGCGCCAGGTCCTGATCGAGCGATCGGTCAAGGAAGGTTGCCCGGTACCGGCCGTCGCCGTCACCCCGCACACGGACAAGGCCCTGCGGATCGAGGCGCTCCAGCCCTACGTCACCGGTGGGCTGATCCTGCTGCATCCCAGCCAGACGACGCTGATCGAACAGTTGACCCACTTTCCGAACGCCGATCACGACGACGGGCCGGACGCGCTGGAGATGCTGTGGTCGATGGCCATGGGCGGCGCCGGTGAATACGCCTACACCCCCGCCTTTGGGCGCGCGGGATCGGCCCATCACCACCACGAAGACGATGATCCGGACGACGATGCCCCGGGCATCGGTTTCGGCGCCGGTGCCTGGTAAGGGAGCCCGAAATGGCCCGTCTGCTCGATCAGTTCGGCAACCCCGTCGACACGTCCCGCCTCCGGAAAGAGGAGGCGGTGCCGACCACCACCGGCGTGCGCCAGGTGGTCACCGGGCATCCGGCGGATGGCCTGACGCCGGGGCGCCTGGCCCGCCTGTTGCGCGAAGCCGAGGACGGCGACGCCACGGCCTACTTGGAGCTAGCGGAGCAGATGGAGGAGAAGGACCTCCATTACCGCTCCGTCCTGGCCACGCGGAAGAACCAGATCGCCGGGCTGGACATCTCGGTCGAGGCGGCCAGCGACCAGGCCGACGACGTGAAGGCGGCCGACCTGGTCCGTGAGGTCCTGTGGCGTGACACGCTCCAGGAGGAGCTGTTCGACGTCCTTGACGCCGTCGGCAAGGGGTTTTCCGCCACCGAAATCGTCTGGGACACCACGGGTGGCCCGTGGATGCCGGCGCGCCTGGAATGGCGCGATCCTCGCTGGTTCCAGTTCGACCGCGCAGACGGGCGGACCCTGATGCTGCGCGGCGCCGGCGGCGTCCTTGAGCCCCTGAAACCCTACGGTTACATCCAGCACACGCACAAATCCAAGTCGGGTCTGCCGATCCGGGGCGGCCTGGCCCGGCCGGTGGCCTGGATGTACCTGTTCAAGAACTTCGATATCCGGTCGTGGATCCAGTTCGCGGAGACCTACGGCAAGCCCATCCGCATCGGCAAGTATGGCCCCGGGGCCTCGGCGGCCGACAAGGCCGTGCTTTTGCGCGCCGTCCGCGACCTGATGGGCGATCTCGCCGCCATCATCCCCGAAAGCATGATGGTGGAACTGATCGAGGCCAAGGTCACCGGCAATATCGAACTGTTCGAGCGTCTGGCCACCTGGATCGACCGCCAGGTCAGCAAGGCCGTCCTGGGGCAGACCGGCACCACCGACGTCGGCCAGCACGTGGGCACCGCCCAGGCCCACGAACAGGTGCGCGAGGACATCGAGAAGGCGGACGCCGGCCAGTTGGCCAGCACCCTGACCCGCGACCTGGTGCGGCCCATCGTCGATCTGAACATGGGACCGCGCCGGCGCTACCCGCGCATCCGCATCGCGCGGCCCGACCAGGAGGATCTGGCCGAGTTGCGGTCGGTGATCGTCGACCTGGTGCCGCTCGGCCTGAAGGTCGAGCGCGCGTGGGTCGCCGACAAGTGGGGTATCCCGGACCCCGACGAGAACGCCGAGCTGCTGACCGCGCCCGCATCGAGCCCGGCACCCGAGCCTCCGGCGGATCAGCCCCCCAAAGACGAGACCACCAGCGCGCAGGCGCAGAACTCGGCCGACGACGCCGACCCCCTGGCAGACGCGACGCTGGCTGAGGTCGAGGACACCTGGGAAGAGGTGCTCGACCCCATCATCGCCCGCATCCGCGAGGCAGCCGCCGCCGCGCCGGACGCGGAGGCCTTCCTGGCGTCCCTGCCCGACCTGGCGCGGGACCTGCCCACCGATGCCCTGACCGACAGCCTGGCGCGCGTGCTGTTCGCCGCCCGTCTGGAGGGCGAGAGCGAGCCCGGGGCCAGCCCGGGAGGCGACAATGCCTGAGGTTTCGCCGTTCGGTGTCCAGCCCGAGGAGGCCCTGGCCGCCCTGGCGACCCGGGGGCGGCGGCTGGATCCCTCCTTCGCCTGGCAGGACGTGTGGCAGGACGAACATGGCAAGGCGTTCACGGTCGCCAAGTCCACGGGCTTCGATATTCTCGGCGACATCCACGCCAGCCTGACCGAGGCCCTCCAAAACGGCGAGACCTTCGAGAGCTGGCGCCAGCGCCTGACGCCGATCCTTCGGGCCAAGGGCTGGTGGGGTCGCGAGGACGTGACCGACCCGGCCACAGGGAAGGTGGTGACCGCCCAACTCGGCTCGCCACGCCGCCTGCGCACGATCTACGACGTCAACATGCGGGTCAGCCGGGCCGCCGGCCATTGGGCGCAGATCGAGCGGGCGGCGGAACGGGAGCGGTCGCGCGGCCGCACCCTGTACCTGCGATACGTGGCCGTGCGGGACGAGCGCACCCGCCGATCCCACCGGCATTGGCACGGCACCGTGCTCCCGCACGATCACACCTGGTGGGATACGCACACGCCCCCGAATGGCTGGCGGTGCCGCTGTTCGCCCCTGGCGCTGACCGAGCGGGACCTGCGCCGGTACGGCTACACCCCCGACGAAGGGCCGCCGTCGGAGCCGGAGCCCGACCGCCTGTACCGCAATCCCCGCACGGGCGAGGTGACGCGGGTGCCGCCGGGCATCGACCCGGGTTGGGCACACAACCCCGGCCGCACCCAGCACACGGCCACGCAGGCCGTCGCGCGCCTGGCGTCGCTACCGCCAGATCTGGCGGCGGTGGCGCCGCTGGTCAATCCGCGCCTGACGCCGGCACTCGTGCGGGAGTTCGGGCAGTGGGTCGGGGACATCGAGCGGCAAATTTTGGACGGCCAGCCGCGACCGAAAGGGGTGGCGCGCGCCGTCGGGCTGCTGCCCCCGGGCGTGGTGGCCAGCTTGCCGGTCGTCGTCGGGGAGGGCGTGTCCTCGGCCACAATCATGGTGGCTGATCGTCAGATCATTCACATGTTGCGCGACGCCAAGGCCGATGCGGTCACGGCCGAAGGTTTGCCCAAGGCGTGGCCTGTCGAGGAGGTCATGCGCCTCCCCGAGATCCTGGCTGCACCGGAGGCGATCTATTGGGACCGCCAGACCAAGTCGCTCATATACACGGTTCCGGCGGCCGATGGCCGCGCCGAAAAGCTCGTGGTCCGGGTGAACTACGTGCTGCGGCATCGCGACGAGGCGGGCAGACGGGTCGAAACCGAGACCAACACGGTCATCTCGACCGGGTATGAACGGGCTGTGGCGTTGGCCACCAGCCGGCGCTTCACGCGCCTTCGGTAGAAAGACCTGCCGCCGGTGGCGCGGAAAATCCACTTAACCAGAGGCCGCGAGAGCGGCGTCCGAACCGGCCCGTCTACCCGGCATCAGCGGCAGGCTCTTACTATATAGCACATCCCCACCCGGATTGCACCGGCCCCGTAGGGCGCCGCAGGACGCGCGAGAGCGTCAGGGGTACCCAAGGGACCCGGCGGCCAGAGATCCCATTTAAAACCGCATTTAATCGGGGTGAAAACACCATCTGGCGGGCGCGGGGTCGCGCGCCCGCCAGATGGCGTGTGCGCGCGCCGGATTGACCCCGGGCGATGAAGGGGTGATGCTGCCCGGGTCTCCCCTCTCGCGCGCCTGCTAGGGCGCCCGGACATCCGTCCGGGCGCGGCCCGTCGTCATGCGTGGCACAACGCCTCTCATGGACACGACGCCCACGCATACCCCGGCCCTCCTGGCCGCCCATGCCGCCGCACTGCCGTCGCCCGCCGACGGTGGTGGCGCGCCTGACTGGGTGCAGCTTCTGCCCTACGGCACGTTCAGTGGCCGCGATGGGCGCGGCCCGTACGTGCTGCGCAACGCCGACCATGCGCGTGACGTCATCGCCGCAACAACAGCGCACCAGAAGGGCGCGGACATTCCCGGCGATTACGAGCACCAGCTCCTGCGCGCCGCGCGGCATGGCGGTCAGGCCCCGGCCTCGGGCTGGATCCGTGACCTGGAGGCCCGCGCCGACGGCCTTTACGGCCGCGTCGAATGGACCGCCGCCGCCGGCCAGGGCATCGCGGCGCGCGAGTACCGCTACATCAGCCCCGTGTTCCGCCACACCGCCGACGGCACGGTGACGCGCCTGGTCGCGTTCGCCCTGACGGCCCTGCCCAACCTGGAGCTGGCGGCCGTCGCCAGCGCCGATCTGTTTTCCGATCCCGACCACGAGGAGTCCGCCATGGACCTGGAAGCGTTCCTGAAGCGCCTGCGGGAGGCTTGCGGCCTGCCGGAGGCGACCACTGCCGACCAGGTGGTCGCGCACGCGCAGAGCCTGACGACGAGTGCCAGGGCCACCGCCGAGGCGGCCGGCGCCCTGGCGCCGAAGGTCAAGCTGGCCGCCGACGCCACGCCGGCCGACGTGCTGGCCGCCGCCGGCCAGAAGATCGACCAGGGGGCCGATCCCGACCCGGCGAAATACGTGCCGATGGCCGCGTTCCAGGAGCTGCAAACCCAGGTGGCCGCCATGTCCCAGGACATGGCGAAGGACAAGGCCGCCGAGGCGGTGGCCAAAGCGAAGGTGGACGGCAAATTGCCGCCGGCGCTGGAGGAGTGGGCCAAGGGATACGCCGGCCGCGACCTGGACGGCTTTTGGGCCTGGGCCAGCCAGGCGCCCGTGCTGGTCGCCACCGGCCAGACCTGCGGCCAGGGCGCGACCGCCATCGCGCCAACGCCGCGCAAGGATGCGCACGGCCTGGACGACGGGCAACTCGCCGTCTGCTCGCAGCTCGGGCTCGCCCCGAAGGCCTACGCCCAGACCCTGGGCCTGGGCGGTGACGACAAGGAGACCGCCTGATGGCCGCGCTGACCGCTGATCGCAACACGCCGGCACGTGACCTGAAGGTCACCACCCATCCGGTGGCCGCCGACGCGACGATCTTCGCCGGGGCGATCGTCGCCCTGGATACCGCCACCGGGCACGCCGTGCCCGCCGCTACGGCGACCGG